CGCCGCCGCCCGCCGTGAACGAAAAGCGCGGCTGCCCGAGGTTCGACGCGCCTTGGAACGCTTGCTGTTGAAGCTGCGAAGGCCCGGCGACGAACGGCTGACCCGAGTTGGCGAGCTGGTTGATCTGGCCGGTGAGCTGCTGATACGGCTGTTCCAGCCACGAAGGCGCGTTCGGCGTCGTCGTCGCGGTCTGGTTGGTCGTCTGATTTGACGTCGTTCGCGTCCGGCTGGTGTTCATAGTGCCTTCTCCAGAATACCGTCGATCAGGGCGTATCCGTGGGGTTTAAAAGCCCGAATCCAGCCTTGACGTCCGTCGATCGTGGCGCGCTTGCAGCCCCACTCGCGGCCCGCCTGTTCAATCAGGGGCCGCATGTTCAAAAGTTCCGCGAGGTCGCCAGCGCCTAACCAGACGTGGATCGCATCCCCGACGAGTTCAGTGAGGACGGCTGACTTGCTGCCGAGCCAGAGCTGGGCGGTATTCTCATCAAGCCGAGCCTGAACTTCGTTCCATTCCTGGCCCGGCAGACAAGCCGAACGGAGAAGGGTTTCAACGCTCGCCAATGACAGCGGCATCAAACACCGGCTTGCCCATACGCCACGCCATTGGCGAACTGTCGGACGTGAACTCGAAATCAAAGATCCGCCCGGTCACGAGGAAATCGACCTTGTTGGCGTCAGGCGCGCACAGGAACGGCCCATTCGAGACGGGCGTGTCCTGCGGGTAGAAGCGGCTGTAGATCGTCAGGTTGATCGCCCCGACCTGATCCCGAAAGTCGGGCCACATGCCTCGCAGCATCATGACCCGTTCCGCCGGGTCCATGTATTGCCCGCCGGTCTTGAGCGACGCCGCCAAGGCGCTACCGTCCGACGACGATCCTCGTTCGTGCCAGTAGATTTGCCCTGCGAGGGTCACGCCGATGGGCGTGGGGGCCGGATTGGCGTCAACGAAAGCTGTGCGCGCGAGCGTGTCCGGCGCCCACGCCCCATCCGAAACAGACAGGCGGATCGCACGAGAGTTCTCATAGCCTGTTCCGTCCCGTGCGTCGGAGTAGAACCAGGAGATCTCACCGCGCTCCGTAAGGGATGAGGCGACGATCTTGTCGTTCTGCCCGATGGCGGCGTTGTCGGCGAAGTCGTCGCGGATCGGGCAGGGCGGCTGGATGAGGCCCGGCGCCCCCCCCAGCGGGCAGGTGTAGAACTGGAGGTCCGGCGCGATCCAGTAGGCTGTCTGACCGATGATGACCGCCGCGCCCTGTCCGGCCAGCCCGCCGGCTCCCAAGGGCTCGAAATCCCAGGACCCATTGAACGAGCCGATGTGCAGTTCGGAGTCGGTCCAGACGAAGAGGTAGCGTCCGACTGGCAGGGCGCGGACGATCCGTCCGTTGCCTTTGAGGTAGTATTGTTGCGCCGTGTTGGACGGCAGGGGCGTCCAGATGGTCGGGTCGGTCGCATCGCTGATGCGGATGCAGGAGGCGTTGAAGCTGCCTCCGACGTCAGTGCAGCCGAACGCAATCACCTGATCGGTCCACGCGACTGCGATAGAGTTCACGACGGGCGGCGCATTGCTCAGTGCGGTTGCGGAGGCCGCCGGGTTGTTGTTCCAGACGAACACGCCTTGACCGCGAGGGTTGGCGTAAAGCTCCCCGAACGACCGGACGCCGAAGCTCCATGTCATTGGGTAGTAGTCCGTCGTTGACGGCTCGCCGTAGTCACCGACCCCGTAGGCCCCAGTCCCGTAGCCAGCCCCGCCGGTTCCGTCGATCTGCCCAGCGACGAAGCCCGACCCGCCCGACAGTTTGCCGGAGCCCGATACAGCGATGCCGGTCGCGGCCTCCGTCAGGACGATGAGATTCCCAACAACCCCCGCTGTGGCTGCAGTGACCGTCACGACGGCTGAGACTGCGGCGGCGGTGGCAGTTGAGGCGATGTCTGCGGTGATCGCCGCAGCGATGTTTGCCGCCTGGGTCGAGGGCGTGGCGCTGATCGTGACCTCGCCCGCGATGGAGCGCGCCACCTTGAACGTGAACGTCTGCGCCCCGACGACAAGGGTCTCATTGGCGACCGGCGTCCCGGAAACGGTGATGGTCCCGGTTGCAGCGACCGACGCCGGAGTGATGCTAGCCTGCGTTCCGGCCTGCCAGACCGTCAGGCCATTGTGCAGACCAAAGGCGGCGTTCAGGAGGTTGTCGCCGTCAGACCACGGGAAGATCGATCGACACACGCCAGTCAGCGCTGTGAGCGAGAAGGCCTCGAAACCTTTGATGGTCTCGGGCTGGCCACGCCAGAAGCGGACGTTGTCGGCGCTTATCCAGCCGCCAGTGTTGAAATCCGTGTCGTCGGAAACAACGCCGGGCGCCAGCTTAAGCGGGATCTTCAACGATCACTCGCGGGGGAGGGGCCTGAAAGCCGTGGTCGTCATGAGACCAGCCGACGCCGACCTCTGGCGGGCAATCGATCACTGTGTATTCGTCGCCGGGGTTCCAAGGCTCCTGTCCGTCCCAAAGAACGACATTTTGCACCATGCCGTCCCGGATTACAGCGTATCTCATCCGTAAACCTCCACTACCACGACCCCGGCGGCTCCCGCCCCCCCAGGTCCGAACGTTACGCCCTGCCCACCGCCGCCGCCGCCGCCGCCATAGAGCCCCCCGGCGCCGCCGGTGCCTCCGGTCCCCGATGACGATCCGCCGCCGCCGCCGCCACCGCCGCCGGGGCCATAGGAGCCGCTTGCGCTGCCCGGCGAGCCGTCGGCCCCCGTCGTTCCTGCACCGCCTGCACCGCCGAGGCCTGACGTTCCCGAAGACCCGGACGCTCCCGCTTCGGTCCCGGTTCCGCCGTTCCCGCCACCGCCGGTCGAGAATGAGCCAGGGGCTGGTCGCGGATTGGAGGCGCCGGTTCCGCCGTCACCGCCGGGTGATGTGCCCGACCCTCCGATGCATGGCAGATTGCGGGTTCCGTCACCAAAGGCCGTTCCTCCACCAGCGGTTGCCAGTGTGCCGAAGCTGCTTGCCCCTCCGGCTGTGCCGGGCGTGAAAGCTGAGGCGCCCCCCGCGCCGCCTGCACCAACGGTGACGGCAACGGTTGATGCCAGATCGGCAATCACAAATGCCCTTTGGGTCTGCCCGCCGCCCGCGCCGCCGTGCCCACGGGTCGAACCGCCCGAGCTTCCGGAAAATCCGCCCGAGCCGCCGCCAATCACATTGACGACGACCTGTGTGCCGACCCCGGACGAAATGTTGCCCGCGAAATCGGCGGGCTTTGTCCACGTGCCCGATGACGGGAAAATCTGGCGGTCGAGAAGGGTCAGGGAGCTGCCGCCGCCGCCAAGCGGCAGCAGCAGGGATGCATCAGTCGCCAAGGCGCACTCTCCATGTCGAGTTGATGTATTCGAAGGTGGCGGACGCCCCGCGAGTGCGGAAGATCACGTCATTCGCCTCGCCGTTGATGGTCGAGCCGTTGCGCGCCACCGTCAGGGCCTCCGTTGCGGAGAAGCCCGCCCCGGCGGCTGTTGCGCCCCCGTCCCATATGGTCACCCGCGCGTTGGCCGTAGGGCTCGCCGGGAGGGTCACCGTGAACGCGCCGCCGGTCGTGTCGCACTCGATCCGGTCGCCCGCGACGGCGGTATAGTTTGCCGTTTTACGCGAGGCGGGCGGCACCGCGTCGCCCCAGCTTGCTGTCGTGCCGTTCGTGGTCAGGAACTTCCCGGCGTTGCCCGTCTGGCCCGGAAGGTTGGTGATCGAAGCGAACGCGGCGTCATCGACATACTTCTTGGTCGAGGCGTCGAAGTCCGATGTCGGAGTAGCGAGATTGGTGATCTTGCGCCCGGCGAAGTCCGCCGACTGGACCTTCCATATGGTCGTGCCGTCCGTCATCACCGTGGCGGAGTCGCCCGCGACCAGAACAAGGCTGCTGGAGCCGTTCGTGATGGTGAGGCCGGCCGTTGCCGCGCGGACCAGATAGGATTTGCTCACCGAAGGGATGGTCAGCACGCCCGCCGTCGAGCCCGTGTAGTTCAGGATCGCGGCCCGCGCCTGATCGGTGGCGCCGTTGACTGTGGTGAGCGTCGTCGCTCCGGAGGACGAGATCGTGACCGTGCCATTGACGTTGAAATCAACGAGGTCGAAGGCCCCGCTGTTGAGGATGACACCCCAGGTGTTTGTATTTTCCCCGGTGGCCTGCTTCGTATAGCGAGCTGAGGCGGTATATGACGACGGCATTAGAGCGCCCCTCCAGAGTTGTCATACCAGGCACCGTCGAGGGCAGTCGCAACGCCCATCGTTCCCGCCCCGTCGATGTCTCGGACGATGACCTGACGGTTTTTCCAGCCGTCCGGATTGGGCAGCGAGGCCGCGTCGTCCACCACGTTCAGGGGGACGGAAATCAGCCGATCGAAAGCCGCTTGGACGGCGTTGGCGAAGTTGAGGACGGCGCCAGTCAGGCCGGAGAAGGGGATCTTCATCAGTAGGCCCCGTAGCCGTAGGACCCGAACCGGCGCTGGTATCGGCTCGGCAGCAGGGGAAGGTCCGGCGTCAGGGTCGATTGCGCCTTGACCCGCGCTTCCTTGTCGTTGATCGCGTCAACCGCCGCCCGATGCCTGGCGCTCCAGATTGCAAGCAGGTTGTCGTCACGGAGATATGGGGCCGCCTCAACGAGAGCGGCGAACAGATAGGCGTCCGGGTGGGTCGTCAGAAGCCAGTTGGT